CAAGAGTGCTGACTTTGCTACCAGGTATGTTGGTTGTAAATTCAATAGTATGCTTTACGGAATTTGTCTTCATATTATATAACAATTCTATAATATAGTTATATAATTTTATGCCATCAAACATTTGTCGAATTGTCGACTGTTTAAAAAGTCAATAGTTCATTTCCTTCCGCTGTCTTCTTTTGTTTTTCGTATTTGTCAACAACCTCCTCTGCTTTTTTTGCGTCCTCTTCTGTGACCGTTTCATCTTCATCTAATTTGGCAAGCGATTCTGTCATCGACGTAGGTAAACAACAAAAAACACTATCTTCATTAAATATATAGTCAACGCATATGATAAATATGATTGCTATCAAAAGTGCCAAGTAAATGTCACGCGTGCCCATCCATGCAATAACAAACACCAATATTTGTTTGCTAAACGTGTGTTTTAAGTATCTTTCTACGCTTTTGCTCAATTTGAAATTAATGAATTTTGACGCAATGTTCAGTATTATGATCATAAATCCAGCGAATATTTTACTATTGTTAATATTTTGTACATGATTGTCTATTTTTAATCCGAGTGCTTTTAAACCAGTGGGAGCAATGGGTTTCATCTATGCTATATAATTAGTGTAGAAATTCTATTGTATGTCATTCGAATTCTTCGGTCGTATCATTTCGTCCTCAATGCTTATTTTATTTTTACGGACGTCAAATCTTTCATTATTTATAGGTTCTACCTTGTTAGAGGGTTGATTTAATAGATGTTCATGTAGATTTATGTATATATCTCTATCATATGGTTGATGTTCGATTTCAAATCCTTCTGCAAAAATCATGCCAAATAATACATTGTCATTGATGTTTAGAAGATTTTTAAATCTTTCTTGATCGTAATATATAATTACTAAACAACATATTATAGCACCGAACAGCGGGTATATTTTGGTTGCACCTATGATTAAAATGATGGCAATCATTCTGCCGAATGATGTATGCGAAAGTGAAACCATGTTATCGGTGTATAAAACAAATAGGGTTATCAAAAAAATGGGCATTAAGCCAAACAATGATGATTGTTTCATATAATATAAAGTAACATTTTTGTTTGTTATATGAATAAATATTATTCTATTAATATAGTAGAATGTCTTTGTTAGCAACAGCATCTGAATTTAATTCATCAAATTCATCAAAAAAGAAAAAGCGGGTATCAACCATGGGTAGTGAGATTTCAAATATCCAATGTGTAGGAAAAGACGACTCACCTATCACTGACATGGAAGGTGATAAGGAAGAAAATGATAATAAAAATAAGCGTGTCCTCAACTTAATGAACAAACTAAACCCAAACAATGACGGCACCAATTTAGAAAACTTTGTACCATTGTCGAACCCAGAAATTACAATGAATAAGGTCGACGTTAAAATCAATAACTACGACAATGATGCTGATACGAAAGAGGGTATGTCTACGAAAGAGGGCATGTCTCCAGTGAATCTTTTACCAGCAAATTTGAAACCCGAATCTTCACAGTTCAGACCAAATAACATTCGCGGTGAAGGATTAAGCAACCTAACAGAAACCTACAATGGTAAAATGAATTTCAAACACCCAGTGGGAGTATCAGCCAATTCGGGACAGGATAAGCTTACTGAAAAAATAAATTATATGATACACTTACTTGAGCAACAACAGTCAGAAAAAACCGATAATGTAATGGAAGAATTCATTCTTTATATGTTTCTTGGTGTTTTTGTTATATTTACGGTTGATTCGTTTACACGCGCTGGTAGATACGTAAGATAATGTGTTTGGTTATTTATTTTTGTTGTTAGGGGCATCAGGAACTTTACATAAAATATTTATCGCAGTAGGAGGTACTAATCCATATAAAATCATCATCGATTTCTCGTATTCATTAGATTCATTATATTTAGTTATATTTGTATAAGTTGCTTTACGTTTTGAAGTTGGCGTTTCACCCTCGGTGTGAGCGTTCACCATTTCCTTTGTATTTGGTGAACACGCGTTATATTCCTCCGAAATAGTTCTATTTTTTACCGACCTTTCAATCGCAACTGACGATGTATTTTGTTTGTTATTTTCTGTCTTCATCTTGTTTTTTCGTAACAATTTAACTTACCTATTATTTTTCAATTTTTAAAATATAATCTTATAAAATTATATTTGACATTTACTCCATTAACCAACCCTCTCGAATATATATACAAATTGGTGTTTATCAGTAGGTGTAATGAATTTAGAATGTGCTATGAATCCTGAATTCGCTGCGATTTTTAAGGTTTCTTTAAGGTTCTCTATATTCAGTATTATTTCATTTTGACGAACATGTCTAGATGTCGTATCTGTAAACGTCTCTTTAACGATTAATTCGTCTATTAGGTCATCTTGTTTATATGCGACATTATATTTAAAATCTACGAAATCCAATGTGGTATTGTTAATGTTTTTAAGAACGGTGTCGTTGCTTAGATTTATATCGAGTATTTTATTTACACACGAAACAACCGGTGTGAAATTTTCTTTGTCTACCAAATGTAATACCAGGTATCCATTGGGTATAAGCCAATTATAACACTTCCTAAAAAAGTCACTTTTATCTTTCATCTGATAAAATGTAGAATCTGTGCAAGTTATATGCGAAAATGAATTTGTATCATATGAAGCAGAATCCATATGCGTGTGATTTACGTCAATTGTAGGATATTTGGATTTAGCTTTGACGCACATTGCTTCTGAGCTGTCTATGCCGTGAGCATTATATCCATTTGACGTTAACTTGTTTACCAAATCTCCAGTTCCAGAACCTATATCCAAGAAATTACTCAGTTTTTTATTGGGCATAGTCGCATCTATTATTTTATTATACTCAAATGTAGCGTGCTCTTCAGGTGTATGGAGTTTATCGTATATATCAGCATAAAACGAATCGTATATGCCATTTCCCGTTTTCAATATGAATGGGCGCTTCTGATGGAATCCTTCAGCCAATTGACGAGAATTATTTGTATACGTAATTGATAGATACAACAGTGCTAAAATAATCAATATAGAGAACCAAAAATACTTTTGTTTGAACATGATGAGATTGATATATACATATATATGATAATTTATGTATATATCCAGACGGCGTTTTATGTGTCTCTTAATTGTACACGCGTATTATTGTGAAATGTATCTCCGCCAATTCTTGGATGTATGTTTTCGTGCGTTGCCTGTGAAAACGTGCCACGCTCAAAAAGTAGATGATGTTTGGAGTCAGGTGCTTCCATCACATTGCCTACCTGAACGTTGTAAAGAGAACCATTGGTAGGTGGAATGTATTTATTACCTAAATCACCTCCTTTCAATTTATAATTCTGTCCTCGCAGTTCTGTCTCAATCGCTACATTATTCAAAAACCCATCAACGGGTGCTCTATCGCTACACGGATTAAAAGTCGTTTCTGGTGAAAAACTGTTGTATTTCTTATTCTCGACGGAGGCATTGACACGACGGTCAATCATAGGAAAAAGGGCATATTTGGTGGAAACGGGACGAGGATCAAAATTGGGTTTCAATTCGTTACCTACATTGTTTCGTGAATTAATTCTGGTGTTCAATTCATCTGTGCGGTCTGAAGTTCTGTTGAAATCTATTTCAACGCCAGGCATCTTATTTCTAGTGGTAATATTTTTAGACACAGACATTATACACACTATTGAGTAATTAAAATGGGACAAACCGTGCTAAAATAAATAACACAATTAACATAAAGATTTGACTACATTTATAATAGCATAAGCACGAATGGTAATTATTTGCAATGAACCATTTAATGAAACCGGTTATGAAGAGCATTTTAACCAGTTCCCATTCGAGTTGTCTGATTTCCAGAAATATTCCATAATGGCAACAGTACTTGGTCATCATTCACTTGTTACGGCCCATACTGGTTCGGGTAAGAGTTTGCCAGCAGAATTCGCCATTTTACATTTTAAGTCACTCGGTAAGCGGGTGATATACACATCGCCTATCAAAGCATTGTCCAATCAAAAATATTATGAATTCAAGGAAAAGTATCCACATATTAGTTTTGGCATCATGACAGGCGATATAAAAATAAATCCCGATGCTGATGTATTAATTATGACAACTGAGATTCTAATGAACTATTTATTCATTCAAAATGGTGACGAACAATCATCCAGTCTACACTTCCAAATTGATTTGAAAAATGAATTGGCCTGTGTAGTGTTTGATGAAATTCATTATATTAACGACGTTGACCGAGGAAAGGTTTGGGAACAGACTATCCTTATGCTGCCTTTACATGTACAGATGATAATGCTCTCTGCAACAATTGATTCGCCCGAGAAGTTTGCTGACTGGTGCGAACGTGGGTCAACTGATAAACAAGTATATTTATCATCTACTTCACATCGCATTGTCCCATTAATCCATTACAGCTACTTAATAGCGACCATGTTCCTCCAGCCGAAAAACATTAAAGATAAGGCTCTACAACAGACAATTCGAGATAATACAGACAAGCTTATGCCGGTCAAACATGCAGATGGTGAGTTCAATGTTAATAATGCAATTTCGATTAAGAATACCAAAACTATATTGGACAATAACCGGATCTTTGTGAAGAACGTACATGTTCTTAATAAATTAGTAAAACATTTGAGAGACAAGGACATGCTTCCCGCAATTGTATTCGTTTTTTCGCGCAAAAATGTCGAGAGATATGCTAAAGATATAAGTACACCTGTATTAGAAGTTAATAGCAATATTCCCGGATTAATGGCTCGCGAATGTGAGCAAATTATTAGAAGGCTACCGAATTATAAAGAATTTTTACATTTGCCTGAATATGTGTCCCTAGTCTCCCTATTAGAAAAGGGAATTGGAATTCATCACTCAGGTATGATACCTATATTAAGGGAGATTGTTGAAATTATGATATCTAAAAAGTATATCTTTCTTCTTTTTGCAACCGAATCGTTTGCTATTGGGCTAAATTGCCCGATTCGTACAGCGGTGTTTACTAGTTTAACGAAATTCGATGGCAATAAAATGCGCTTTTTACACCCACATGAATATAACCAAGCTGCCTCGCGATGTGGACGACGTGGTATAGATGAAATCGGTCACGTGGTTCACTGTAATAATATGTTTGAAATGCCCGACGCAATTGAATATAAGAACATTTTGTGTGGTAGTCCGCAAAAATTAGTGTCTAAATTCAGAATATCTGGTCAAATGATACTTAGTTTAATGCGCAATAAAGAATGTTCACATGACGATTTCGTCGAGTTTACAAAGAATACAATGATGAACCGAGAACTTAGCGTAGCCGTTGATAATGAACAAGCTTATTACGACAAGTGTTTAAATCGATACAATGACGTAAAAGACAATGTTCATAACATGACGATGTCAATGGATGTTTGTAAAACGGTTGTAGATTTGAATAATAAACGCGAAAACTTATTCAATAAAAAACGCAAGGCATGTGACCGAGAGTTGAAAGAGATATACAATAAATATCCGTCGTGTGATGTGGATATGGAAACATACAAAGTTGTTTCCGACAGGAAAAAGGAACTTATGGAACAAACCCATTATTTAGAGAGAACAAAGGCGTATATACATTCAAATATAGATCAAGTATTATTAATGTTGATAGACAATGGTTTTATCGAGAGAAATGTCGATACTGAACTATATCAGTTTACGTCACTTGGTGAGAAAGCCTCATACCTATCAGAAGTGCCGTCACTTGTTTTTATGAAAGCATTAGAGCGTTCAAATTATTTCGTCGATTATTCGATTGAACAGGTGATTGGTATATTGTCTTGTTTTACAGGAATTAAGATAAATGCTGATTTAAAATCTAGTAGGGTGGATGTGAACGATTACTTGATTGAGACGCACATGGCAACAATACAAGAATATCTCGACCACTTTTCTAAAATAGAATTGGAACTTGACATACACGCCAGTTGCGACTACGATAATGCCGTTGTATATGATATCGTCGCTTCTACAATGTCATGGTGTGAGTGTAAAGATGAAGTTGATTGTAAGGTGTTGATAGAGACGACTCTGTTTGACAAAGACATATCGATCGGTGACTTTAGTAAAGCCATGATGAAAATTAGTGCTATTTCAAATGAACTAATGACGATGTGTGACAATAAAAATATTCTTAATCTACATCACAAGCTTTCCAAGGTGGACACCTTGATTCTGAAATATATTGCTACGAATCAAAGTTTATACATTTGAAATACCTTGACTATATAATGCCAGACCTAAATTTTGATATGCGTTATATGATATGTTTTTTTGTTTGTTTTCTAAATCTGCGTCTTCGTCAGACCTATGTTTTTCTTCCATTATGCTTTCAAAAATAGACATATCAGAATCGGGACTGATGCTTAATGTTCCCATAGATTCATTATCTTCTTCCATGTGTGGATTTTCAAATTCTCTATTATATATGTCGAGGACATCTTTAATCACTTCCTCTCGTTCGATGTCATTTTTGTCGAATTCTATGCTACTTATAGAATTGGACCTACCTTTGTGTAACTTTTCTAAAAAATCAGCTAGACCATTTACCTCTTCGTGTCTGTCGTGTTGCTCCAAATCACCTGTTATCACCATTCGCGAGTTTTCTCCTATGCGTGTAAGTAACATCTTAAATTGATTAATATTGGTGTTCTGACATTCATCGGCAACTATCCATGTATTTTTAAACGTTCTACCTCTCATATAGGCAAGAGGAGCTATTTCTATCGCCTTGCTTTCCAATAATTCTGTTGCCTCTTTTGGGGTTATAAATGTATGGAGAATGTCGTATATAGGTCGTATCCAGGGTGACATCTTATCTTCCAGAGAACCTGGTAGATATCCGAGGTCTTCGTCAGCACTCACCGCTGGACGCGTGAATATTAATTTATCGAAATCTCCCATTAGAAAATGTTTGATACCATATTCAGTGCCTAACAGGGTTTTGCCCGTTCCTGCTGGACCGGTAGCAATAATGATTTTATTTGTTGTTTTCTCTAATTCTCTTGCGTATTTCATTTGTGTTGCATTTCGCGGTTTGGAAAATTTGGACTCTACGTTTTGTTTTTCGTTGGGTGACAAATATTGAAAATTCTCAAAGACATTTCGTTGTTCTTGATAATTATCTTCCAATTCGGTGTGTAAAGCATACTCGTCGTTTGCAAAACGTTGATTACGTCTGCGATTATATCCGCGATTTTTTTGGGGCATCGCTTTATACTAAACGAGGAGATATTGTTTTTATGCTGTGTTTATTTGTTCACAGCATAAAATATTACAGTTTATTTTATTTACGCGCAGTATGAAGCGAATTAATCTTTATCTATTGTTGAACTCGTTGAAATCGAATCAATTACTTTTCCAAATGTTGATTCTCTCGGAAATCCTGGAAGTAAACTTCGCTGAATGTTTATACATTTATTTGAAAAATCAGAGTCCATGTCAGAGTATTCTTCTGGGTTCTTTTCTTTCATATCACAAAGCGTTTGGTTAGCCCTTCCTGTTACTATTTTAATACCATGTAATAATTGGTCTTGAGAACCTTCTTTTTCCCATTCATCATTTTCCTTGATATATAGAGTATTTCGTTTCTTATCAGTACAATGAATGGGTCTTTTATTCACACCTAACTCTTTCATGTTCTCCAAAAATAGCTTGGAAATTCCTCCTACATATCCGAGTTGTGATTGGTTCTCTAAGTCTTCTACAGTAACCTGAATGCTTTCAATGAATTCAGAGAAGTTAATGGCATCCTTGCAGTCTTCGTTAAGAAAGACTTGGAGGTTAAACTTATTATTGGTGGTATTGTTATTATTACTTCCTATCTTTGGGATAATATCTTTGATTGTCTTTTGCATAGTAGCTGATTGTTCCTGAATAGTTTCGACCAAACTTTTAGTTTCCTCTTTGTGGTCAAGTTGTTGCTGTTGATGATGTAGTTGTTGTGACGCAAGCAATGTCATCAGTTCTTTATTTTGCGTTATTAACGTAAGAATTAGCGATTCCTTTGAATTGTTAGATTGCTCTGTATTTTCAATAACATTTTGTATATCTTCATTATTTAAAATGGTCATCGCATTACAAGTTTGTTTGTGTCTCGATAAGCTAGCACTATGCTTGTACTTTTTACCACATTTACATTCATGTCGTTCGTTCTTTATCACATTAGCATTATTAGCATTTGCGTTCACATTCGTTAACATTTTATGTTTTGCTGTCATTACATGACGAGTATAATCACCTTTTTTATAGCATGTAAAGTCACAACATTCACATGTAAAATGTTTGATGTTTTTTGATGTTTTTGTAGTTAGCATTACTTCTAAATAATGAGCACATTTAAAACATATGTCATCTAACTAATTTAATACTAAAAAAACCTTACACAGTCAAATTATCACAATTAAAATACTAATTAAAGCATAATGCTTTGAAGTCACTTTTCGTAAAAAACACGTTTATAGATGGAATAATTTTTTGAGTTTTGGACATTTTTAAAATGTCCATTTTCAGATTTAACAAGAATGAATCCAGATCTACTTTTTTCGCTATGCAAACAAATTTTATATTTTGAATTTAAATCAACGCATATAATTTAAAAATGATATGTAAAATTGAACATATTTTGAACACATATATCCATATATTAAAATACAACAAATGGATGAACTATTAATCGAATGTGAGGAGATGTATATATATGAACGAGATTCCGACCAAAGCGTTATAATAGAAAATTCGGATTTCTCATCGGATGATGATTCATCGGATGCTTCGTCTGATTTTGATGTAGAAGTAGAGGATATATTAGACGAAGAGGAAATATATTTGGATGAAGAAAATGTGGATGGTTCGTATTACATTGGTTTTCCGTGCCTAATGAGAGACCCACAAGAATGGATATTGCAAACACCAATTCGTGCCAAAACGTTTTTCAAATACGATATAAATGTCGTATACCGGTATCTTACGCAATACAGCGTAGTCCGTATGCGACGTCCCACTATTCATATCATGAAACTGGACATTAGTAGTTCTGGTTCTTATAATGTAATATTGAAGACATTTTGGCTGCGCATCGTTCAGCGAACATGGAAGAGGATATACAAAGAGAGAGTAAATGTTATAAAACACCGGTGTAATCCCCACGTGATACTAGGAAGACATGTGACAGGAACATGGGGAAAATACACAAGGTTTCCTGTGTTGCATGGTATGATTGTTTAATTATACGATTGGAAATAAATACTTCAAAAACGTTTTTTTGTAAGTTGTTTCATTTGTATTACACAATAAATTGTAATTGTCGGCGTTAATTACATTTGGTCTAGTAGACGCATGACTAACTATGGTGTCATACACTTCATGTGACGGCATAATGTCATCTATAAACGACAGGAATTTAATATTTTCTGGGGGTGCATTTTTCTTGTAACTATTTATATGCTTTGTCCCCCGCTTTCTGTTAATGGTATCTATAATGGGTATTACATTACCTAGTCTATCGATGTCAATAATGCCCGACCAATCGCTACTAAAAGGGACAATGTGTTCCATCCAGAATGTTTTTGACAAACATTCGCACGGGACTTTATTTTTGTAGTAATTTAATATCATTATAGACTCAATGAATGTTCTCTGTCTTCGTTTGTCATTTTTCGGTCTTCCTGTATCCCTAACTTCATATGGAACGTTTTTAACCTTCTCGTTCAGAAGCACATCTATTACATTTTCCATTTTTTGGCACGAAATTTTATTTGAAATGTCCTCTGCGTTTTTAAGTAACTTAACCGCCATATTGTCAATAAAACCTCCACCGGCACGATACGATAGTGTATCGTAGGTTCTAAACAACTCTCGGTCAGTTGTGTTGGTAACGTCGTTGACAAATAAATGGTATAATATGCATGTTTCGATAGATTTTACAATCTCTGCAATGTGAGCGTTTTTATTGATAAACCCCACAATGGCGGCAATAATTAAATATACATTGTTTTTCTTCAATGATTTAACCTTATTAATGCTGGCTTTTTTATTTACACAAACTAAAATATCAGGAAATAATTGTTCATAAACCTTCTGTAAAATGCCAATTGTTTTATTAATAATATCTATAAACTCGTTCACGTTTTCAGTTGTAAATGTATCATCTAAATTCTTGTAAATTGATTTATACAACTTGAAAAACAAACCAAGTCCATTATTGTTATTGTCAACGTCGTCAATAAAATCACATTTTTTATGTGCAACCATCTGGAATCCTGTAAGAAAATCGTAAGCATTCATTGTGCTGCCTACATTATGTTCATAACAGTTCAGTTTTTCACCCATGCTCCGTTTGTCATAAAACGCAATTAATTCGGCATTAATGTTGTTTTTCACATTGATGTCATTGATGTCAAAATCCACGGTTTTGTATAATATTCCTGCTTGGAATTCGCTGGTAGTAAATGCGCCGTTGTGTTTATTAACCCTTATATATACATCATTCCTTTCGTTTGGTGAGTAACCTTCGAATAAAGTGATATTTATTTTAACATCTGAGAATTTCATCACATCTTTAATCATGAATTTTCCAACAAATCCACTTGCTCCTGTTTCTCCGTCATAAAAATCATCCCATTCATCTCTGAACTTTTTCAAATGATTATTATATAGATCAGTTTTCCCGATACCATTGAAATATTTCGAATAAGTAAAATTTACGATGTCGTCATATGACAATGCTTCAAAAACATCCATTATTTCGCGATGTATAGATTCCCCGTATGTTTTATGAACAAATATTGAAATGTCATTTAGATACTGGGGGTAAACCTCAAATGGGCGTTCCAAATAATTCATAATGGCATTTAGTCTATTGTTTCCATCAATATTTGAATATATATTGTTATTTTTACCGAATGTAATTGAATGAACGCTATTTTGGGTGTCCCATAAAAAATCAATATACTCTTGAATTGAAGGTTGTTTTGAATTTGGTAAAACAAACCATTTTTTTGGACGCTGATATTTATCCTTCATTACTTGTTTATGTTCTATTTTTTCACGCAACTGGTGTACAGTCCACTGTTCGTTTTTGATAACCTTGGTTTCCGTCATGAATACGTATATAGCACATATTGACGGGGATTCTTTATATAAGTTTACAATAACGACAAGTAGTTATTTTTAACAATTTAAACATAAGAATGCGGTTAATATAACAAACAATATGCTTTCGACTGATAACAAGGATGTCGATTCTACGCGCGACAGTGATCTGGAATCACTTGTAAAATACACACGTTTGTTGGATGATGGTGTGATGTCAACCGAAGGGGAATTTAAGCACATGACGTTCCGTATAAATATTTGTATATGGGCTCTGATAGTAATAATCACATTGTTGATATTCGTAATTATATACCTAGTACATAGTTTGAAATCATAAAAATTGAATTTCCGATGAAGATTTATAATAATAGACAAATGTCCAATAGTTTATACAGCAACATTATGTCGAGAGCCAACGGAAAAGATTACAGCACATTCGACCATCGCGACCCGGAGAGGAATTTACTTCTCGAACGCATTCAACAGGGCTCATCAACCGAACAAGAAGACGCATTAAATGCGACGAGAATTGCTATGGTAGTATCGGGATGTTTTATTATATTGGCAGTGGTAATCACATTGGCCATTGTGTTTATTTTGTAGGGGTAACCAGATAGATTTGAACAATAATACAACCATTTTTTAATCTATATTTAAAAAAATTGATTAAAAACGCATCGCCCTCGTTTAAATACAACAACAACCCAAAAAACTATGATATACACACGCTGTCTATATGACAAGAAAGCGGTTGAATTTTCATTGCTGATTGCGTTGCTCGACCGAAATCGTGAAGAAGCCCTGTTCTGGACATACGAGTTATACCATTCCGGTTTCAAAGAAGAAACGATTTCATTGTTATGGAAGCATTATTATTCATTATATAGTCCATTCTTTGTAAATCAGGGAATAAATTTGTTGAAACAATCACATGTATGGTTGAAAAATAAAAAGGACGATACAATCGTGGGAACTCTCGTGGAGAACCTAGTGAGATGTGAACCATGTATAGACATTTATATGATATATAATGGATTGAAGTTAGCACCCGACGCATTGATAGGTACATTTAATAAGATACGTGTGTGTGACAATGCAGTAGACATAGATGATTTGATGGATGAGTTTATTGTCGAACACAATTGTTTCAAAACAAGGGGATACAATTTATTAAAAAGAACAAGGGATTCATTTATCGAGATGCCATTCCTTACACTTATTCATTACAAGATTGCGTGTATGTCTCTATTATTTACGGGTTTATTCCTTAAAATTCGAAGTAATAAATTTGACCCCAAATTTTATGTCAAGTTGACCGAAAACGACATAAAATTGTATAAAACGAAAAAAGTGGTCGAATTAAAGGGATACAAAATCGCACGCCGCAATTGTTTGTATAAACTCACACTCGAGCCAGAGTCACGAGAAAAGAGCATAACCGATTATGACGATTGGATATATTATGCGTCTAAATCCCCTTTGTGGAAATCGAGGATTGAACGATACAATGGTCAGATAAATGCGTCAGAACGTACAGTTTCATTCCTCAATGAGGATGACGAGGAACTGTTTTATAATTGGTATAACTTCGAACCAGATGAACAACCGTGTAGTACACAAGACATGTGGATGGGAAAAATTAGATTTGAATCGTGGGAACACATTTATAAAATGTACAAATGTGAACCGTACAATGACTGGGCATCTAGTATTTGATATTTATATTGCAATGATACATGGACTGGATGTATATAAATACGGAAATAAAGGCAAGAATGGCAAGATTCTGATTCGTTTCATTAAATAGGAATATAATATCTTTTTGTGTATAAACATCAATGGCGTCATTTATAAACTTAGATATCATAGTAGAAGCAGCAATCGATAATAATATCATATGGTATAAACGGTTCTCCATGATATAATCGAATACACCACTAACCGAAGTGTTTGAAATAATGTCATGTCCGAACCGGTGAAACGCAAATATAATTGATGTAGCGATAGCCGATATCATAACGTGTCCTTTATCTAATGGGGTCTTCGTCATATATTTCAAAGGGACAGTTAGAACAACGCTTGCTTCTGGTAGCGGGGTTAATACCACGAAAAAACACCATGAGAACAACGAGATTAATAAACCACGTTTTAATCCTTTGTAAATTACCGTGTATATAACAATTAATACCGACAATGTGGTAATGATTTTAAACATGTTGTCTTCAATAACACTGTTATGGGGGATAACAAGAAGTTCGTCTTCACTATAAACAATTTTTAATGTATATCCTAAAATTAGGATTGAAACCAATAATGATAACTGATTCATATATATTATATGTAGAATTTATGTTGTGACTTATCGAGCATCAAAGTTACAAAGATGAAAAATGCCTTGCCCATTTATCAATGTATATGCACAGTGATAAATTTAAATGTTTATTTACGTCTTTTGTTAGACATTCTTTTACTGTATTTGCTTCCTCCTGCGTTTGTATCTGCTTCTACATGGGGTTTGCGTTGTATTCTATGTGTGTCTCTCGTTAGTTGTTACTTTTTGTTATATACCTATTTCGGCAATGTAAATGATTGCTCCTTCTTCTTCTTCTTTGCTGCCTTATCCTTCTGTTGTTCTTTAAAAATAGCATCTCTCGGTGTTTTTTCATACTTTTCCTTCTGTTTTTCCTTTTCTGAAAGATTAATCTTATTATCGTCATTTGTTCTTGCAAACGGAAGTAAGAATATACGCCTCAAATTCTGCTGTTGCATGTAATACATAGTCCAAAGATGCAAATTTGACGTAGCATTCATTGGTGTATTATATGTGAGTTCAAATGCTTCAGTAACATCGTCGCTTGAATATTTAATACTGTAAAACCAAAATGGCGGTATATTTAAAATGTATCCTTGTTCTACATCGAACTCAAGAAACTTAATTTTATCCAGGTCATTTGCGTATTTTGCTTGCGGATTCCAGACATCAACTAAAGATCTGAAGTCATAATTGTCATAATCTTTCAAAATGTGTAGATATTTACTGCTTCGCCATGGTGTCATTTTAACGTGAATTCTTCCCTTTCTAACAGCTAAAAACTTACGATGTTCTGTATGGTATCGCATAACAGTATGTGCCCCCTTGGACCCAAATAAGAGATCACGTTTTGTATGAATCACCAAATTTGGTTTTAACATATCATCCATGTTATTAAAGTCGTAACTGGTTTCGCTTGCGATTTTGTGATTTCTTTCGGAATAAAATCGAGATTTCATGTCAGTTGTCATGAGTGTTTTTGCGCTTTCATAAGGCAATCGAATGACATTGCCATTTTCGATATCTTCCTTGTCTTTGACTATAACATTTGTCTTACTTTCTCCTATTATGTCGACCTCCTTGAAAAACTTGGGTTCATATTCAATAAGGTTAAACAACACAGGTTGCTTTAAGTTGCACACATCTTGTAGCTCTTTGTTGCTTTTATAATCCATTTCGTATATCTCCAAATCCTCTGACTTCTTATATTCTTCTATTACGTGCATGTAAAATAACAAAACCAATAAAAAAATTATTATTGTGAAGAACGTACTCATGTATATATTTGTTATATATATGAATATCGAATATTTGCGCCATTTTATTGATTATTCTTCATCTGAAATCTTTGGGGCAATGTAAAAGCGAAGCGTTGCGTTTTCGCCTCCTAAATTATAAATAAGTTGAGCAGGGTAGTTTTGTTTGAATTTAAGTTCTATTTCTTGTGACAATTTATGAAACTGAGCAACGTTGTATAAATGATTCAAACTAAAGGATAGTTTTAATTCCTCACCCTCATCAATGGCAAACTCATTTAATTCATCGATGCCTATCTCGGTTGTCATTGTGCCTGCTTCAATGCTGGTAGAATGAATCATAATCGTTTCCTCTGAACAATCAATGTCCATTGTATCTCCGAACAACTTAAGTTGTGCCATGAGACTAGCATATGTTGCAGACGGCAACGAAAACTCTGCCTCATACTCTATCTCCGGAATTTCCATGATTTCTACATCAAGGTCGATCAAAGGAATTGTGAATGTTTTGTCGAATACAGACTTGTCGTCAGATGAGTATCTAATGGTAAGATTGTCGGGTTCATCGTCACATTCTATTTCAATGTCTTGCATTTTCTCTCGTGTTCCCAATATCTTTGACAAAATGTTAGAATTCACACCAATTGTTAGATTTGGTGCTGTTTCACTCATCCTGTATACATCAAACCAGTCATTGCCTATGTATAATTCCATAATAGAAACATGACCCGAGTCCATGCATTGTATATGCATTTGTTCTTCTGTAAATGATATGTTCACGTTATCTGAGAATAACTTCATATTCTGAAATATAATGGCTAGAATATTGGCATTGTTCGAATTCTTAAGTTGGATTAGCATGGTATTGTAATAAGTTGTTGTTTATTTATATTAATAAATGATAAATCAATTTTTATAAGGTAGTCATTAAACCACTCTTGATGAAATTGTGAACAGGTTCAGTGCTATCGTTTTTGTTAACTAGCACAATTTTTTTCCTGGTATCCGTGTCGACCAAGTGTAATAATATACCTGAAATTTTATCCAACGTAGATGATGTATTATAGACATATATGTGGTTCAGATGGTCGGTATACGAGATGTCGAAACATTTGCTACAAAAAATGCGAATAACTTCTTTGTGTCTCTCGGCAGCAGTAACTGTAAAATTGTTTATGTTTACGTGACATTCGAAAGTCCCCCATTTATCAATAATAAACGGTATTAAATTCTGGACATAATTTACGAATAGTTCATAGTTGTCTGGGTGTGCGTATTCTTTAAATACTGGATAATTTATAAAGATTTTATTTGTGCCTTTAATAATATACGCCGTTTTTTGTAAAAGTATATTGATGTCAAATTTTGTTGTTACATGTTTTGCATAGTCATATTTTTGAGATTTTTTAAATATGACACACTTCTTATTTTCTTTGTAGTATGTGTTTTTAAATTTTTCAAGATCACTTAGTAAATTTTCGGACATTGTAATAAAACATAACATATTATTTTATATTTTATTTAAAAGAATTTATTTATTAAACTGCCGTAAGGGATTGTTGTTTTTTATCTTTATTTGATGCGTTTTCTTCCATTATAGTTTCATCTATTTCAAGTTTAATATTATGTTCAGATAATACATTTATGCGTTCGTCGTGTAGAGTTTTGTTTACATCCATAGTAAATGTCTGTAGTTTCATAACGGTATCTTTCATATTGGTTATTTCTTCTGCCAACATGAAAAATTTCTTGTCCATATCACTCATATATTCAGCAAGACTAATGGTAGTAGATGAGTCAGGGTCAGATGCGTTACTGACCACGATATCATCAAGTGATGATGTATCTTGGGGTTTTACGTCATTTAACGACGATTCCAATTTGGTCAATCGTTCATCAAATAAATTTAACAGTTGGGGTATGGATACGCGTCCACGTGGTTGAATGCCTACTATACCAGGCGTAGCTGGTGGAATTGGTTCAGTGGGTTCTGATTGTTGTACTCCAGCGCGTCTTCTTTTTGCCGATGCCAATGAATTGCTCATGCGTTTATTATTTAATAATATTAATTAAACTTCTCTAAATGCCTTTACAACAAATGTAGTTTGTTGTTTTAGACAGACATTGTCATAGCTATTTTACCATGCGACTTGTATTCCTTTATCCATTTAATGTCATTCATTGCATAGTCGTTAATGTTGTCGTGTTTTTTCGATATCTCAATCTTTGGAAATTCCAATGGAACTCGGTCAAGTTGTGTTTTAAGTTGTGTCGTATGTTCCGTGTAGACATGACAATTTCCAATAAAATGAACAAATTCGTCTGCCTCAAGGTCACAGTGTTTTGCCATTATATGTGTGAGCATAGAATATGAAGCAATATTAAATGGAACTCCTAATCCGATGTCACCACTTCTTTGGAACAGCGCACACGATAGATACTTTCCCTCACGGACGTGAAATTGACATATCATATGGCATGGTGGCAATGCCATTTCGTCTAGTTGACACGGATTCCAAGCTGTGAGTATATGACGTCTTGATGTTCTTGTCTCTGGGTTTTTCAAATTATCAATGATAATCTGTAGTTGATCGATGCCATCATTTGCGTAGTCTGTATTACAGTCATTGTATGTTGCGTTGAAATTTCTCCATTGGTATCCATATACAGGACCGAGGTCACCTTCAGGTCGGTCAGTTAGTCCTCTGCTATCTAGGAATTCGCGGGTCGAATTTCCATTCCATATTTTTACATTTCGTTCGTTCAGTTTTTTATTACTGGTATCTCCTCGTATGAACCAAAACAACTCTTCTATACATGTTTTAATGGCAACTTTTTTGGTGGTTAATACAGGCAACGTGCCGTCCTTTAGGTCATAGCGCATTAATCTGCCAAATTTTACGAGAGTATCGCCATTTCGTCCTTTTTCCAATGTTCCTTCACGCATAACATCACGGACGAGGTCGAGATACTGTTGTTCGTCACAATTCTCTACATCATTCGCATCATCCAAATAATCAAAAATAGATTTGGCTATATTCTTACAAAATCTCAAAAGTCCACGCATTATATGTCATTAATTACTACCTAACGTTTATATATTTTCTAATTACAACTTATATAGAAGCATGGAAACTTTAAACGAAACCAAAGATACGAAAAAAACTTTTTTCTCTCATGTGTTCTCTAATACAGATGAAGATAAGGGTGAACTACTCAATGTATCTCAGTACGCACTTATGGGTTTAGCGCCTGTTGTATTATTAAACAAGACAATCCAACGTTTTGTCCCCGAGGCTGATCCTGATAAATCCAGCATTGAACTTTTAGCCGAAATTATTATCCAGATTGTTGTCATGTTCGCTGGGCTTGTTATAATTCACCGTGTTATTTCATATTTCCCCACATACAGTGGATTTAAATACGAGAACTTCGTTCTTACCAATGTTATATTGGCATTTATGGTAATTGTTCTTAGCATCCAGTCCAAGGTTGGGACAAAGACTAATATCATTGTAGACCGCCTTAACGATTTATGGAATGGATACAGCGAGGAGGACGTTGAACAAACAAAGAAACGCGTTCGTGTAAGGCAGCCAGTCGGACAACACAATAACAGTCAGGCTGACAATTTAGATAACAGTGGAGTCCAAAGTGGTGTATTCCCACCTGCGCCTTCTGGCACACAACAAACCAACCAGGTAGAGGAGGGGATGAATATGGGTTTCGGTTCAAATGACGGATTTGGTCTTGAACCCATGGCTGCGTCTTCTTTGTTAGGTACTGCTTTCGGTTAATTTTCTTAATATAATTAATATTGTATTAAGAAAACTTTGTTTTAATGTTTTATTTTATTTGACCATTGTCATTTGTCTATAATTTTAGATGACCATTAATGCTAGTGGGTAGTCCATGCCCAAACATAATCATGTAGACTAGTGCAAGACCCGCTACAAAAACGCTACGGGTTTCAGCAACCATCTTGTTTTGCTTGAGAATAAACACCATAATTCCGTATAATGCTAAACCAATCAACACAGAGTGTAATGCCATCATTAATGCACGTTCCATTTTGTTATAATAAATTATTAGAAATTAATATAAATACTATTATCCACAATTGTTAGCAACCAATGAGAATTGACCGCGTTTTTTATATTAACGATGATAAAGACATTGAATCTAGAATCGCAATGGAATCTGAATTAAATGATTATGATATAGTTTCACATGATGATTTAAACGCCGGTTTTAAACTAACGTTTGAAAGGTTCTCTACCCTCTGTCCCGAATCCTCATTCGAAATAAGAATGGGAAAATCACACGCAGCTGTATTGGAACTGGCTACAACCAGAGGGTATTCCAATGTTATAGTTTTGGAAGATGACTTCAGGTTCATAGTAGAAAAAGAGAAATTTTATAAGAACATGGAGAACCTATCAGGTGTATATCTAGATGTATGTTTATTGGCGTATAAATTTAAACACGGAACCAATTCTAATATGCATCCGGGATTAGTCAGAGCAATGCAGACAACTGATACTACTGGTTATCTCGTACCAGCCCGATATTTTGAAGTTCTTTCTGAATGTTTTAAGAGAGCTGTTTCCAACCTAGAACACACAAGTCAAGCACGAATCAACGAAATTGACATTGCTTGGAATGGACTACAATCTGTCGACCCGTGGTATTGCTTTCAATCGCCAATTGGAGAAAAATCAGCATCTAACCGTTTAAAAATTGAAAGAAATTCATCCCGTACAATGTAAACAATAAAACTAGTATAAATGAATATCGAACTTACGCAGATTGTAGACAATGTATGTCTCATTTGTCTAGAACCGACATACACTATGCACACGTGTCAGTCAGTAAATAATTGTATAATGCCTGTACACGAACATTGTTTGGAAAAATATCACAAACATAGTCAAAAATGCTTGTATTGTCACTTTACATACAACCAGGATTACCGTGAGAAAGATTATATAATGATGAACATGAAAGAGCTGAAGGAGAACCTAAAATACAAATATTTAATTAACTCGTATTTCTATAACTCACACGATTTGCGCATACTGGTGAAAGCAAATAACGCCACACAAATAACCGTAGTTTCGTACTGTAAAGACGGATTGTATACATGCTTCAATTCAAACGTGGACCAAATTAACGCTACCGATTTCCGAATCACATTGATGAATTTTCACGATAAATGTAGAACTCAATATGTGTTCATTAACAGCCGAGTTCACGCCACAAACATAAATAAAACAGTGGGTGACGAGATATTGGAGACAACTGAACACAATGCGCATATATTAGACAACTGTACGTCTCAGTATAAATGGTGAGTTGCAAGTTCAAAAATGTTAGTCTTCCTCGACAATTTCAATAGACACATTTACATCTGTATTCATAGTATCTACCGAGTTCAATAGCTCCATCTTTTTCAGTGAACGTTCGAAATTATTGGTTGTTTCCAAATTATCAAATAAATAATCAGTGTTTGGACTTTCCTCGTTTTTCTTGATTTGTTTATATATATTGTCAATCTTGTTTGTTACATTTACCAAAATATTTTTGGTATGTGTTGTAAAAAGTTCTGCGTCAATCGAATAAGGTTCTGTTATTATTTCTACCCCAAAATATAGCAAATATTTACGTTTTTTAGACGTCCCTGATGTATATTTGGCAGTAAATAACTCTTTTAATGATATCAATAATTTTTCAGCCATCACAGGATTCACCTTTGCGTTTTTGCTATAATATATAAGAGCATCCCATATAATCCAGATGATATCACATTGATATTTTTTATCAACATTTGCGCTTCGTCGCTTACAAACGCACGGCTGTTTCTTCTTCCTGCATATAATTTCAAATTCAATTAACCATTCAATCCAATAACACGCTTGTAACATATTCGGCGTTTGTCCACCGATGTGATAAGCAAACTCATTTATGGCTATGAATATTTCTTTAGGGTCATCTGGGTGTAATATATTTTGCACAAACGTGATGTCAGGTGCTTTTAATTTCTCTTTCATCTGCGTCATGTCAAATTCCTCAGCTCGACAAATCTTGATTGTTTCAAAACTGTTTTTTTTTACAGACAATGTAATAATGGTTATAATTTCAGAAAAAAGTTTTCTTATTGTATTATTATTTCTCAAGTGTATTTCACTCAAAAACTGCCCATGTGACATTATATTACGAAATACGATATATCTTTTTTCTAAATAAATTGCTATCTTTGGATTCGCCGTATGAATGTATTTGCCAATGAAATTAAATATAACTTCCCATATGTCACCGAAATGACCAGCACATACAAGTTCAGCACACCAGTAACAGGCGGGCTCAATCTTCCCTTTGAGCATTGTATCTAAGAATTGCCGTTTAACATCAGCCTTTTTAAATTTCGAGAATGAATACCCACGAAATTGAGGAGACTCACGTATATCGTTAATCATGCAATTGTGTGAAACTGACATCGTTATTTTACATTTATATTTTTTTTATATAAATGTAACGTCACTTGTTTTCCGTATACGCGTCTAATTCTCTCGCTGACGGATCTATAAGTGAACCACACCACTTAGGCAACCAGTAATGAGGTATTAAGTCTGAACGATTGACATATGTTTGGTCGAACAATGTCCTATAATAAAACGTCTCTTTGAGTTCTGGTGTGTTATGAGTATATAAATGCTTCTTCTTGTTATATTCATCATCAGTTACATGTTTATCTACGTGTTCCTGTATAATTTTGTGCCACGAACGTTCATTTGAACTACATCCGTCAGAGAACGCTTCTTTTTTTCGCCATAAAACATCAGACGGAAGCAAGTCGTCATTATCGAATGAGCTACGTAGCAGATGCTTTTCTATAATACCAGAACCTGTTGGATATATTTTAAATCCAGGATGAATCGACATGTAATAATTAACAAAATCCGTATCTAAGAACGGAGCACGAGTTTCTAAAGACCAATTGCTAGAGAGAGTTCGATCCGAACGAAGCACATCGAAAAAGTGAATTTCACTTAATAATCGTTCACATTCTTTCGCAAATTCTAATTCACTTGGTGCGTTACACATGTATAGATAACCAGACTGTTCGTCACTCCCGTCACCGTTAAATACAACCGTTATGTCAGTATTTTCTTTAATGTATTTACCTACTAAATAATTGCCGACACTTGCTCTAACTGTAGTTGTATCATAACTCTCTATCTGACATATAACTTCGGGTATGGCCGATAGAAACTCTTCTTCTGTTAGCTCAATTGTATGATGTTTTGAACCAATGTGGTCTGCTACCTTTTGTGCATACATTAGGTCGGTGCTCCCCTTCATTCCAATTGAAAATGTTTCCAATGTTCCTTTTCCGGACTCGCGAAATTCTTTTGCTACTAACGCGCTAATTAAACTACTATCTAATCCACCTGACAATAAACAACCAATTGGGCGTTCGGACATCAACCGTTTCTTGACCGATTCTGTTAATAGTTTGTTTATATTACTACATATTTCAGTAGTATCAGTGGAAACCATAATGGGATATTTATAACCATAATAACGATATGATTCTATATGTTTAAATGTGTTCACATCGTATGAACTCCATGTTCCAGGGGCGAACTGTTCGAGACTGTCATCATCATCAATTATTTGAACCACACTCTTGGCTTCAGACGCAATGACCAATTCACCATTCAATCGTGTAGAAATAAAAAGTGGTCGTACACCAAAGCGATCTCTGGCAATAATAAGTTGGTTTAATAAACCATCATATATACAGAATGCAAATGCTTCAGAGTCAATCAGTCTAAGTGTTTTTGTAATCCCATATTTCTCATACAAATATAAAATAACCTCACAATCGCTGTTTGAATATGGGTCCAAGTTGTGTTCTTCAACCAACTCTTTATAATTGTATATTTCTCCATTGCATACAACTACATATGGTTTGCTCGGGTGATACAACGGTTGATTTCCTTTGAAACTTGTGTCCATGATGGCAAGACGATGAAACCCAAATGTAAGATTTTTCGAAATTGTTTTTATTACATTGTCGTCTGGTCCGCGGTTTCTTGTATTCATGCAAGCCTCCTCGACACTTCTTGTCGAAATGGTGTTTCCGAGATAAGCAAATATGCCACACATAACTGTATATTTAAATACAGTTATGTTTTTATACGGTTGAATAAATAAAACATGTTACTTGTTTGAGCTATTCAGATATAAACTACCTTTTTTTTAAATTCAAAGTCACATGTTAAGCACCTGTTATATAATCCTGGTTTGTGGAAATCATCGTCGTATTCTTCAACACAATTTGTGTGTTTACAAGTCGATTCCAGTTCTTTCTTAATTTCATTTATTTTTTGTTTTATATTCCACAGTTCATCATTAAGAGCAATTAGTTCTGTTTTCAGGTTCTCGGCATAAATATTATTTTCCATTGAATCGTGTGTATGTTTTATATTATTTTCCATTGAATCGTGTGTATGTTTTATATTATTTTCCATTGAATCTTGTGTATGTTTTATATTATACAACATAATGTATAATATATCAATTTTTTATGTACGATTATTCTTTATCTTCTCCTTCATGTTAAATAATACTTTATTTATCCGTTGTTTTCTGGTTTGAGAATCAATCGACCTCCGTTTGACTGTCGTTTTTAAATGTAGTATTTTTCGTGTCATGTTGGTTTTAGATCTAGATCGTGGTCTAGAGTTTGACTTGGTCCTTGGTCTAGAGTTTGACCTAGTTTTCGACCGAGTTCGGTTAGCGATACTTTTTGATGCAGTCTCTGCGTTGTTTATAACATCATTGTAATCACGCAAACACATTTTTCCAGCATCAATGCGCCCGGCATGATTTCTTCCATTTGCGTCACAGCGGTAACAATCCCCACTGGACGGACCTGGTGCTTTGAACCATTTAATCATCCATGCTTCTCTCATGTTTATAGAATCTTCTAAAAAACCACGTTCTCTTTTTATTGCTGGCAATGATTTAATAACGAGTCGTTTGCGTATAACGCTTTTCGATGGATAACTTCCAATTTGATGACCTTCACTTGAGGTTGTTGTGATTTTATCTTCCATTGTATGGTATGCTTCGTGCTCCTTTTCCATTTTAAGCTTTTTTAACGATGACAATTCACCATTAAGATTTAATACATTATTGCTGTAGTGACACGATGAACCCATTGGATTATTTCGGTCACAACACGGTCTTATTTGTTTTCCGTGTCCTAAATTACAACTTTTAACATTAGATTTTGTGGCATTGGATTGACCCCAACTTCTCCTGCTCATTGTATAATATATATATATACAAAAAAAAGAGATGTATATAAACATTTATATTAAAATATCATAAATCTATTCACTCGACAATGATACGGGGGATTACATTGATAGTCTGTAACTCCTGGAATAGCAACTTATTCGCATATGGCATATCAACCCTAGCGAAGTCAGTCCTATTATCACATGTATTACAAACGTGTATCTTGAAGTCGTTGTTGGTATAAAATTTATTGCTGTTGTTGTTTCCATCGTTGAACGCAGCAATCATACCACATTTCTTACAAACGTTTACGGAATATTTATCCGAGGCATCAAACATCCTGTCATGACAGAAACGACCAATTCCGTGTGAAATCAATACATCACGCTCCATCTCTCCAATCCTCAAACCACCTGAACGTGCCCTTCCCTCAGCAGGTTGATGTGTGAGATTTACCATTGGACCAGTAGCACGACTGTGAACCTTATCATCTACCATATGCTTCAATCTTTGATAAAACACTGGTCCCATGAAAATCTCGGTCTCCATTTGCTCGCCATTCAAACCATTATACATGATTTCATTTCCGTAACTCTCGATTCCTAGTTTCTGAAGCTGCTCAGCAATTGTATTGATGTCCAAATTCCCAAAGCTAGTTCCATCACCAAACAAACCCAATTCCAATAGAACCTTACCCAACAGAGTTTCCTTTAATTGTCCGATTGTCATTCTCGATGGAATAGCATGAGGATTGATAATAATGTCAGGACGTTCACCATTCTTGGTAAATGGCATATCACATTCGGGTATGATGTTTCCAATAGTTCCCTTCTGTCCGTGTCTACTACTGACCTTATCTCCAATAACCGGTTTTCTGTGAGTCCTCGTGCGCACCTTTGCGAAATTGTAACCATCGCCATTCCTATTCGTGTAATTTTTATCGATGTACGTATCCTCACTCGTGGTATATACCTTACTCTGGTCCTCGTATTTGATTGTCTTGGTAGGGTCGTTTCTATTCTCTTTGATTGGAATTATCTTTGCAATAATTACATCACGATTCTCTACCAAGGCATTCTCAGGCATAAACCCATCAGCATTGAGCTTGTCGTAATTCCCAAACTTAATCCCACGTGTTTTTGTTGGGTCGGGTTTACATCGGATGATTTCATCACGGATGATATTCTTATCTTCATCTTTCTCTGTGTGATAAATAGTAGCACTAAACAATCCTCTGTCAATCGACCCCTGATTTACCAATACACTATCCTCCATATTGTATCCAGTATGAGCCATGATAGCCACCGTAACTTGCGTGCCACCCGGGCATTGGTTCATGTGTAGGAAGTTCATCAAACGAGTATCTACTAAAGGACGCGTGGGGTACGTAAGAACGTAAGCGGTTTTGTCCATACGTTTGTCGAAATTCGTTGCGTATACACCCAATGCCTGTTTTGCCATGGCACATTGGTATGTATTTCTTGGTGCCTGATTGTGGTCAGGAAATGGTGTACACGAAGCGAGCACACCGAAAATAACGCTGGGATGAATTTCACAGTGAGTGTAATTAATATTGTCCATGTTTTTTCCCTTGTCCTTCATTGCGATAATTGAATGCTCCTGTTCATCTGGATCTATATATTCGATAACAGACTCATCTGTCTTTGCCGAGGTTAACAAATCGTTCCAGTTAAGTTCACGACTCTCCAATCTATCGATTATATCGCGTGTGACCAGAGCCTTATTATTTTTAACGCGCAATACAGGACGGGACATTCTCCCACCATCACTACATAGTTTAATCTCAGCATTCTTATAATCGAATATAATGGACGTATAGATGTTAATAATGCCCTTGTGTTTCTTATCTTTCATCTCTCTATAGAACTTCTCAGGGTCGTTTGCTACGCCAATCCAAGTCCCATTAATAAACACCTTTACCTTGTTGTAAAGCTCTACTGGCGTGAGTTCATTTATGTGCGTAATATACGATTCGGTGTATTCATATAAAGCTGAACTATTGGTGGGAATGGTAATATGACCAAGGAATGTAGGTGTTTTAACAATGCCGATCGACTGTCCCTCTGGCGTTTCGACTAGACAAATAAATCCCCAACATGATGCGTGTAATTTGCGAGGTGCTACCAACTCACCACTCTTCTCCAACGGTGTATTGATTCTCCTCAAATGGCTCATGCTCGATGTATAAGTCAACCTGTTCAATACCTGAGCAACGCCAACCTTTGTGCTGTTGGTCTGTTTAATACTGAAATCACCCGTAGATAATGCTCTGGTAATGCCGTTCTCAATTGTAGTAGATTTCATAATCTTATATATATTTGTCATGTTAATGATGTGTTTATAATCTTCTGTAGACCGCCAAGAACCATTGTTGATTTCACGAATAACATGCTTCTGCATCTCCTTAACCAATTTGTTGAAATAATTACGAAACAAATTATTGAGCAATGAACCAGTAAGTTCAACTCGCTTATTACTATACGAATCTCGGTCGTCGGGTGACCGCTGATGCATTGCGGTTTGCATCAATTTATTTGCCATATATCCAATTAGATATTTCTTTTGGTCCATCGTTTTACAGTGCGGGAACAAGTCGTTTTTCAAAATGTCCTCAGTGAATTCACGCTTTTTCCTAGCCCCAGTTTCCTTATCCATGTTAATGGGTGTATAAGCAGCATATGTTGTAATGTGATTAATAGACTCTTCCTGTGTCATATACTTATTTCCATCCACCACTGACGCCTTAAGAAACTCGATAAACTCGATGTTTCTTTTGCAGTCAATATCAAGAACAATGTATTTACAGATGTCCTTGTCAGTCATAATGCCTAGCGCACGAAATACAGTAAACAACTCAATCGGGTGCTTAATGCGAGGAATGGTCATGTATATACCGTGTCCAAAACCGTTATTTTTACTGGCAACCATCATCTCGATTTGCTTTGGTGAAATACATTTGGAGTCGGGCACTGATTTGATTTCTGCGTAGTAAGACCATTTTGTTGTATTTTTACCATCGAAACAATAAATCCGGTTTTCAGCCGCTCGTTCCTGACCGAGAACTGTCTTCTCTGAACCCTTGATGATGAAATACCCCCCTCCGTCCATAACGCACTCACCTGTATACTTGGGATGAACATTGTTATGTTGCGTCAATATGCAAATTGAGGATTTCAACATAATGGGCATCTTTCCAATGTTAATCTTTGGAAGGACTTGATTCAGTATCTTGGGCGAATCCATATTTTCGGTATCGCGAATTATATATTGAATGTCAAGGTCTACGGTCATGCCGGACGCATACGTAAAGTTCCTCAATTTAGCCTCCTGGGGAAACATAAGTTTGGTTGCCCCATTGTTCTCGTGAATCTGAGGCGGATGTAGTCGAAAATTATTGAACGAAATTAACAATTCTAGTAGATAAGCGTCCTTGTCTGCAACATAATCATTTTCAGAATGAATGTGCACCGGATTAAACATATCGATGGTCTTTACTATCTGGTTGCTGATAAAATCATTGTAAGACTCTAGTTGATGGCGCACCAGACGCTCCAAGTGCTTATCCCTGAAATATGATTCAATAATGGAAAACGGTTCTTCCACGTAATCACCGAGATGCGACAAAGGTGTGTCTTCTACATCTAGTTGATTGCTCTCGATAATATTACGCAGACCATCGAGATGCTTCTCGTCTAGGACCACATTTTCAATGGACTTGGTCGTGTCGTTCTTCTTTCGTTTTGGAATCTTAATTTTAATTGTGTTCTTGTTTGGAGCAACATCCAACGAAATTTCGCTTTTTGCTGTAGTTTCCATAGTCTGATACATAAGGTGTGTTATGTTTACATTATTATAATTAATTATATAAAATCAATTTTTATAACTTTACAAAGGTAGGGATGGTTATTATGAAAAGGATGAATAGAGAAATCGGCGCAAATAACTATATTGTTTTAACTACAGATGAAAATCCCAAATACCCATTAACTATAAGATATTTAATGGGACAACATAAATACATGGATTTCGATGTTAAACATTACCCATTTAGACCGCCATTATTTATTGGTTCAAATTTTGTTGATTTTTCACATGGAAGATTTGGTAAACTACAACAATTGTATGACAATTTTAAGCGTTATAGATTGTTTTTAATCAATAATGAATACGAATATTCAATATCATCGAAAGATGATACGTGTATATTTTGTCGTTCACTGTTGTGTTATAACAAAAAAACAGACTGGAAACCTATTTATTTATTCAAACATGTATTAACACAATTAAAACACATAAATACTTTTATTGGCAACGCCATTAAAATAGAGGCATTAAAACGAAATTATATATATATTCCCGAAGACGTGTTCTTTCATATATTTTCGTTTATTAGTATTCCATTTAATGAAATTTTTATCTTGAAATATATACCCATGTGTAAAAAGGTATAAACGAACCGCATCATTAGATATAATTGTAAACAAAAATGGATAATTTTGTATCTTATTTGGATAGCAAATCAAAACAAACAGTGGATTACAGTCAATTAATAGATATAATAAACGCGTCTAATGTTGACTTTTATACAAAATCGTTATATGACACGGAATATACTGGGATATACGACCCAAAGTATATGTATTATAATCATTTTTCAAATTCAGTTTCGTCATTGGTTGAAGGGAAAAAAAAACTACGTTCACGAACCATGAGCAATTATGATGAATGGCAGAATGAACATTTAACAGAACCAACACACAGCGATTTGGAATTAAAACACATAGATGTTTCTGCTTGTTGTATAAGCGATTTAATCAAGACAATTGATGAGAACCCTTACGACGCAAAATATAGATATAACATTGACCTCCGTTCTTTACACAAAATAAGAGAAGAACTAGGCGATATAGATTCCATGATTGGAATGGAGAACTTAAAATTATCAGTATTCGACCAGTTGCTATATTTCATACAAAAGTTGCATGTTAGTTCAAATAAAAAGGAACACGACTTCAAACATACGGTTATTTATGGACCACCGGGAACGGGTAAAACTGAGATTGCAAAGACAATAGGCAAAATGTATTCTAAATTGGGACTTCTGAAAAATGACGTATTTCGAAAGGTGACGCGCGATGACCTGGTCGCTGGTTATTTAGGTCAAACCGCATTAAAGGTAAAAAAAGTAATAGATGAATGTGGATGTTTATTTATAGATGAAGCATATTCACTTGCTAACAATTCAAATGATACTGATAGTTTTTCCAAGGAATGCATTGATACGATATGCGAAGCATTGAGTGATAGAAAGGCAGACCTAATGGTTATTGTTGCCGGGTATGAGAACGAATTGGAAGAAACATTCTTTAAAGTAAATCGTGGAATGAAATCTAGGTTTATGTGGAAATTTAAGATAGATAATTATACACCATCTGAATTATGTAGCATTTTTTATAAAAAGGTTGGCGATGCTGAATGGATTATAGACGCAAGTAATTCTATAAATGACGACTGGTTCAAGAGCAAGATGGAGAGTTTTGAATTTTTTGGACGAGACATTGAAGTATTGTTTTCGCACATCAAAATATGCCACTCTCGTCGAATATTTGGAAAGTCTGATAGTAAAACAATTAAAATTATTACAATTGACGATATGAACAGTGGATATGATAAATTTAAACAACATATGAAATCAAAACATAAGGACAATTTCGATATACCAGGATTTTACATATAGTTTTCCATGTTAAATTGTAGATATAAAAATAACATACTTTTATATCTAACCACCATGAGTGATAAAAAAACTATTATAATTAATCCATCGTCATTTAAGGTTTCATCATTTGAAACAAATACACGAAAAAACCGTAAGAAACCGACCGAACGAAAAATAAAGGTAAAGTCGAAAGATAAACCGAAGAATAATAAAACATTAAAGCGAAATCTTATTAAAATGATCAGAACACATCAACAACAGAAATTAAAACGAAAGAGCGATGATTATTCCAATAAACATTCAGAGGACATATCCGTTTCAAAGAGCGAATTTAGTAATAACGACGAAATTGTAAATTTTAAAAATGATTTTAGTGAGTCGCTTGATTTTCTAACAGCACTTACAAAAAAGACGGAAGATAAACAAAAATTAGCAAATTATCACAATAAAACCATTCGGAACTATTCGGCAGCGGATTCGTTAAATGTTGCTCAAACACAAGAGCCGTTTGTAAACTTAAATGTGCCAGACGCATTAACTGTTAATCCAGTAAATGTAATCAACGATATTGTACCTATTGCCGATAGTCAATGCGCCACTACGGTGAATTATAATCACTACAAACCATCACATCCTCCCCCGTATGGCTGTTTGAAAAATGGTTCACTACCTTTATATCGCAACTGGAAAAATTCTACTCAAAAAAACCAACATCCCATTACCAATGATGACGACGCAGATAATAGATATGTTCAGAAACCACCTGTTACAATTGATAGTGTAAAACTTGCGCATATGAATCACATGCGTTCTAAAATAAAACCGTTCTTGAATAAAAAGAAAAAGCAACGAAGATGTAAAAAAACAACTCGCAGGACATTTCGTGTAGGACGTTCCAAAGTACGACCAAGCATTTCTGTTCTCGTTTCGAACCGCACAATACGCAATAATATCACAACCAAAAAACAGTTACTCAAGCAAATCCCAATCGAGGAAGTAAAAAAATATCTTATAAACCACGGTTTTATTCGCATTGGTACAAATTCACCCAATGATGTATTGCGGAAAATGTACGAAACAGCATCTATGGTGTGTGGTGAAATACATAATCACAATCCGGAACACATTATATATAATTACATGAACACCAAAGATGAATTTTAGTTATATTACAAAGTCATTGTTAATACTGAATACCAGTTTATAATGGTCTGAAATGTTATCGCTTTTTGATATAGAATATTCGTATGTTGAAATGCGATTTGTTAGACAATGATCAAATGTCTCACCTTCGAGCGTGGTTGGTTCAATGCCATTTAACCCCTCTAGTTTTAATATGTCCAATGTGTGTTTGTCTATTATATTATTTGTATTTAAATTGAAGTCACCATTTACATAAATAGAATCAACATCCAATGTTGATAAAAATGATAATATTTGCTCAATTTGTCTGCGTTTGACACCTATATTATCTCCTGACTGCATATGTGTGTTTATAACAATCGTATCAATGTCTTCATAATAAATGTATTGAAATCCCTTTGACGATAAACGTTCCAATCCAATTTGGTCTGTAAATTCTATAAAACCATCCTCATCAGCTTCTATATTTGAAATCATAAGCAAACCTGAATTCATCAAATTCATTGTATTAATTGATGTGTTTTGATAAGTATGTAGGTTTAATTTGCTTGTATCTACATAGTCCATTGGATTGTAATTTTTGCACGCAAACAAGTCAGTGAATACTAGACTTATTATATGCATAAACACAAGCACTATATTGGGTAACGCTGATAATACATTATAAGGAATCCATCCAAATATACCTGCTCGCCATACCCAACATTCTTGTATAGAAATAACTTGTAGTTCACGCGTTTTCTCGATATCATTGATTGTATTTTGTATTGCCATAATTGGGTTTTTATAACATAGAGGATTTTTTAATATCATCCCCCATATATTCCATGTTGTCAGTTTCATGTTGATTGTGCGTATTATTTATAAATACATTTTTTAACCAACAAATAATTCAATTCGTAAGTTGTAAAAAATTACAAACTATATAAAACCAAACCGCGCATATTACTAAAACAATGTCATCTTTTACATCAGGAAACGGAAAGGGAGAGGATGCAGAGTTTGTGTTCATTTCACAATACGTAGATCGTTCCTATCACACACGGCAACTTTAATGGATACTTTATGTCTCTTGATAACACCTGTCTTCCGGTCGAAGACAATAACATGTGGGTAATGGGAGCAGGAATGTATCCCACTGATCTTATTACGGAATATCATGAATACCGTGAACTATGGCAGACACACCATACAACTGTTCGTCCAACTGTTGCAGATGGTTCTAAACCAGCGATTGGTGTCTTCCTTCACAAGCACAAGACATACGACATTATGTTGAATGGCTTGGTTAAGAGCTTCACTGTATAAACGATAGCGTTTGAATAATACTTGTAAAAATAATATAAAACTTTTTTAATCCTTATATAAAATGGTAGAATTCGTTATAGGGGACAGAGTTTATATTAATGCGCCTAACACTAAATCTCACCATAAAATAGGGACTGTGTCCAATATTGTATATTTATTTGGACAAAATATGGGAAATAGTTCAAACATTACAGTGGCATTGGATAATTCACATTATACAGTAGATGTAAATTGTTTTTCTGGGATAGGCATCGAGCACATTGATGCAGATAAAACATTTAAGTAAGTAATATAAAATGATAATCGTATTTTATATTAACTAATAAACCATGGTCATAGAGAACCAAGGAATAATAAAAGACTACATTGATATCACAAACGATTCAATAATTCAATATGGACAGAATACAATCCTATTAATGCAGGTCGGTGCGTTTTTTGAGATGTATGGTTTGAAAACGGACAATTCAAATATTTATAACGGCAGTAGAATTGAGGAAATTTGTCGCATGTGTGACTTGAATATGAGTGATAAGAAAATATGTGTCGGTGGAGAAAATGTTTATATGGCTGGTTTCCGTGATTATAGTTTGGATAAGTATTTGAAAAAGATAACGGATAATTTTTATACAGCTGTTGTTTATGTTCAAGAAAAACAAGCAGACGGTAAGATAAATCGCGTTTTACAGGGTTCTTATTCTAAAGGTACTTATGTTAATTATGAAACGGAGGCTTCTGAACAGATTACCAATAACGTAATGTGCGTTTGGATGGATAAAATTAAGAATATGAAGGGCGGTAGAGAGAACCTGGTATATGGAGTGTCGATTGCTGATGTTTTTACGGGTAAAACATTTTTATTTGAACATGAATGTCCATTTATTATGAACCCAACTACGTTCGATGAACTTGAACGCTGTTTCTCTGTTTTCTCACCAAGCGAACTTATATTGTTGACACCGTTTGATGATGATGTTTCAAACGCCATTCTTCAATATGTAGGTTGTTCTACTCGCGTTATTCACAAGATTAACACGACTGATACACAACTTGTTAATGTAGCAAATTGTGGTAAACAGAAACACATTAATCATGTATTGTCCACATTTTTCGGTGAAGACAGCGTCAATAGTTGTGTTGAGTTTTCAAATTATGCACTCGCAACCCAATCATTTTGTTATTTGTTAAATTTCATACAGGAACATAATCCTGACCTTGTTAAGAAAATTGATGCCCCTGTATTTAACAACGCGTCGACTAGAGTAATATTGGCCAATCACACTTTAAAACAGTTGAATATTATTAATGATACATCGTTGAGTGGTGGGTCTTACGGGAACTTGTCATCAGTGAGTTCTTTTTTGAATAAGGCGTGTTCACCAATGGGCAAGCGATTGATGAAGCATCAATTGTTGAACCCGTGTTTTGATGAAACGTGGTTGAACACAGAGTATGATATTATCGAAAAGACATTGGTTACGTCCGATGTAGTAAAGGTAATGAGAAACCGATTAACTGGCGTTCGTGACATCGACAAAATCCTCAGACAGTTGGTAATAAAGAAGTTATACCCCCAGTCAGTCTGTCATTTATATAACAGCGTTACCAGTATTTCTCAGTTAACAGATGAATTGAACGAGTGTGAATACGTTTGTAGTTACGCATGCGACCATGACGATGCCCGTGTGTATATGAGTGATTTGTCCACAGGCTTGCTTCAATTCTTGAATGCCAATCTAATCATGGAACATTGTAGGAACTGTCAATCCACGAGTTCATTTGAGAATAATATCATTCAACCGGGCGTTTCTGAAGACCTGGATAACATGATAGATAAGAGAACCAAACACATTTCAACTATTTATGGCATAAAAGACGACTTAAATCGTCGTTTGAGGGTATTTGACAATGACAAGTCAGGAACAACTGAATATGTGAAAGTTCACAGAACTGAAAAGTCGGGCATATCACTTCAAATCACAAATAAGCGAGGCAAAGTGCTCAAATGTATGTGCAAACAAGACGTAACAGTGTCCATCGGCAACAATGAATATAAACTGGGTGAAATCGCACTCGGCAAGGCAAGTGGTAGCTGTGAAGAATTAAACTTTAAACTTTTGAAATTAGCAACAGGAGAACTTCATAAATTAAATGGCAAAATAGATAAAAAGATTGAAGAGGTTTATTTGGACATTCTCACAAAAATCGAATCAACATGGTTTGACACGATAGAAACAATCAGCACGTATACAGCGAAGTTAGACGTATTACAATCTAAGGTTTATGTAGCGAACCATTATAATTATTGCAAACCGACAATTGATAACACCGTGGATAAGTCATACGCTTCAGCGAAAGACATTAGACACTGTCTTATCGAACACCTACAAACAAACGAACTTTATGTAACAAATGACATTTCGCTAGGTCGCGATGGACATAATGGGATGCTTCTATATGGAACAAATGCTGTGGGCAAAACGAGCATTATCCGTGCTTTGGGCATTTGTATTATATTGGCTCAATCTGGAATGTACGTTCCATGTAGTTCCTTTGATTACAAACCTTATAAGTCGATTTATTCCCGCATTCTTGGTAACGACAATTTATTTAAAGGTCTTTCAACATTTGCGGTGGAAATGTCTGAACTCCGTGTTATTCTGAAAATGGCAGATGAACACAGTATTGTCCTTGGCGATGAGGTATGTTCTGGCACAGAAACTGAATCGGCTCTCAGCATTTTTGCTGCCACCTTAATGCGATTGACTGATGTTAACACATCATATATATTTGCTACGCACTTTCACGAGATTATTAAATACGACGAAATCAAATCTCTTGACACACTTAGGATCTGTCACATGGCTGTCAGTTTTGACGCACAACGAGATACCCTTGTTTATGACCGTAAATTGAAGGATGGACCTGGCAACCGGATGTACGGGTTAGAGGTATGTAAATCGCTATATTTAGACACTGAATTTTTAGACTTGGCATATTCGATTAGAAATAAGTATTTTCCCGAGAATAATGGCGAATTGTCACATTCGACTTCTGTTTATAACGCAAAAAAGGTTAGAGGAATGTGTGAGATATGTGTTACAGAGATGGCTTCGGAAACTCATCACCTGTTACACCAAGAGAACGCAGATATAAACGGCTACATAATGAGCAGTCATAAAAACCATAAGGCAAATTTGATGAGTATATGTAAAAAATGTCACTTGAACGTTCATTCGGGTGATAATATACAAATGATTAGGAAGAAGACAACGGGTGGGTATGTATTAGAGATGTCAAAGTAGATTTTGATAGTGCTCGGTATATTTTTCAGCCAGTTCTAAACTATGTTCCCTGAAAGTAACCGAATATCTAACTGCATCAATGGGAACATTCGCTTCGCAAGGAATTTCATGATAGAAATGATCTTGAGTTGTCCCAGCCATAATAAGAACTGTATTTTCCTTCATGTCAACTACAATGGGTTCAAATGTCCCATCAATCTTTTTTGACCTTGAATTTAATGGGTTGTGCAATAGACGCAGGAATCTCAAAGACCGACTTACACCAAGTGACCATATCATAATGGTGGGGTTTATTCCAAAATTTGACTGGTTATCAGAATGAGCACCAATCATATCAGTTGGTCCTATGTATTTATTAACCTGTGTGGAATTGAAGAGTTTGTCTTCCAGATGATACACAGGTAGATTTCGACTGTTCCAGTTTTTAACGAAATCACTTTGCAAGAGAGTGAATTGTTTCTGTAATCCTTGTATCGTCTCATTTACTGGTTGCGAACACCAGCGCTTATGTTGCCCATTTTGCCAATTAGAAGAAAAGTAGTCTAGATTGTTTTGCCAGTATAGCTGACCTCGGTCGACTGGATTTCCGAATTTACTCATTCCGTATAGAAATGTCAACGAATTCAAGTAGGGAAGCACGTCATTGCGTTCGACATGCGATTTAAGGTCGAACGTAGCGATAATGGAGTTTTCTCCTGGATAATCGGTGAAGTGGTGTAGTGTACCGAGGTTCATGGTTCAGTTGCCAATAAATGGGCGTATGATTATTTTAATCAATTTTTATAAATGTAAAAATTGAACTGTTTTATGTTAATATTACATGAACATAAAACTCTCTTTATAATGGTTAAATTTCGTTTCAAACTCGCTTACACAGACCGGTCGTGTAGTTATGAAATACCCGGAACATGGACAGTAGAATACGCATTTATGACCATCAGACAAGATATTATTTGCGATTTTGATGTGGGAAACTCATTTCATCTTGTATGTGTGGATAATATATTTCATAGATATCAAGGACCATTTGAGGAATACTACGAGGTCGACCACAGTGAAGTATTGCACAAAACATTAAATGAAGTATATGGTGCATTGGACATTAACACATTTTATATTCGTATATTGGAAGATGTGTCCAATAGCGGGGACGCAATCATTGTAAGACTTAGTTAATGGGGACAATTGCCGTAGCATTTACCCTGATGAAAGTAATGATCCCTATTTTGTATTGTAATATCTCCGTAGTTTGCCTTCATTGTTGGTCCATTTTCATTTCCTCCTACACAACGACTCCCCCCCAACAGTGCACAACAAGACGTCGAACCACATGTATTTTTATCCAATTTACCACACTCCTCTTCTATTTTAATAGATGAACCCTTGTTATATTCACAAAAACCACCTTTTTTTGATGCGGAATCTTCGATTTTCAGGGTTGTGCTTAAACCAGTTAAACGACTGAGATAGACAGAATCTTCGTAATTGGGGATGAAAGATGATGGCTGATATCTGAAATACCCCGGTTCATTGTAATTTATTTCAGTTTGAATTCCAGTCCAAGGCACTTCTATTAATTCGCCCGATGGACCTCTTACTGTCATTTTGCCCCCCTTTATTTTGGTGTCTTTTTCTGCCAAAACAGATGCTGAGTCATGGTATTCGGGAAATGCGGTGTTTACATCATACGCTTCGTTCTTAACGACTTTCCCTTCGCTATTGGTAGTCCACATTTTATCTCCCTCAGCATCTCCCATAATCATGTTTCCTGACGCATCAATTACCTTCGTTTCTGTCCCAGAATCATTCTTTACCACTTTATTGCCAGAACTATCTGTGATAATTGACTGTCCTTCTCGCAACGAAACAGTTAACTGTATAAACAGTGACAATAATATTATAGTTACCAAAAATACAATTGAACATTTTTTTATCATAATTGTGGTTATATATTATAAAAATACTTTATTGCTTGTTAAAAAATTGAAAAACGTAAAATTTATATAAACATATATTATAATCCAAGTTATATAATGATCATCCCCATC